TCTTCCGATCTCAGTTAATGGATAGTTAGATCCAATACGCATTTGTCTTTCAATACGATCTATTTGTTGAAACATTTGATATGGCAAGTTACTTACTGGTTTACTTACCTGTGATCCAGGTGCAAGATAGTTTATTGCATTTCTACCTTTTTTGTAATTACCAGATTCTAATTCACCAATAATGTTTGTCTCTGTAAATACTGCGTCCTCCATAGCAATTACAGATAACACATTAATCTTTGCCATTGTTGACATAAGGCCTAACACATGATCGTATTGGCCCTGTAGTCTATCAAAACTATATCGTTTAGCTATAACAAATCTAGGTCCAGACTTTAACGGATTAGGTATAAAGTCCAGTATTTGTTTCATGTCTGGTAGGAATATGTATGTACCTTCCTCGTCATAATATTCTGCTAACTCAACACCGTCTGCTAATGAGTTCTCCCATGATCTGCTGTATGCGTCTGTGTATTTAAATCTTGTATAACCAGGTTGTTGACCTGCTTGATCTACATCAACCTTTGCTTGCGGATACATAGCTTTAATTGTTTGTACAGGTACTAACCTTATCAATGCCATTTCTTTTGGTTGTTGATCTGGTCCGTAATATCCTGGAAAACAATCGTATGGATCTCGTAACTGTGCTAGTGGATACTCGTTACCATTAGCGTCCTTCTTAGTTGTAATTACCCATACGGCAAAACCGTAACCAGGCAACCACCTACTAGCTTGTGGTAATGCTTTATCTAACTTAGCTTGTTTGTCATAGTGATGTACGATTCGTTCTAACTTCGCTGCTTTTTTTCTAGCTCTATCACTATCTCTATCGTTAAGTGGATCTACTTTGATGTCTGGTACTCTACCTATCTTTTGTGCTAGGTGTTCTAGTCCAGATAAAATTAAATTAGGTGCAGGTAAGTCCTCACTAAAATTATTTGATTGTTGTCCTAATAATGCTGCTACACCTCGTGATCCTCCGTTTAATATATCTCGCATTCTGTCTCTGTATTCCCAATGACCAGAATGTTCGTGCATACCACGAAGGTCCTCTAGTTTTTTAAAAAGTTCGTCTGCTGTTAACATTATCTATTCCAAAATGGTTCGTTCATTGTGCTTGCCTGCAATCCCTGATAACTTGGTTCATAATCATATTCCATTTGCGCTTGCAAAGTTTTTTGCAGCGTCTTTATTCTTTTCATTGGAAACCAACTTGCCATAACTAAGTCTGTCTTTGTCTTAACAGATCTACTGTTCTTTGCACTTGCTTGACTAAAGTAAATTAGCTGTTGCCTAAAGATACTAACTTTACGTTTCGTAATACCTTCCGCGTACGGCAAATTTATCTTTTGTTGCTCATACAGTGGTACCATTGCTGTTACTCCAAACACTGGATCCCACTTGTTCACGTTAGTTTCGTGTCCTTCTATTTTAACACCTGCCTTCATAGACCAATCCCTTATTTCTCTATCCTGGCGAATTGCTTTTTGAAATCCATTCTCCTCTACAATCCAATGATATAGATTATATTGTTCATGCCATTCCTTCATTAGTGCTAATGCTTTAGACACACCACCTCCCTGATCGTTACGTATGTCTACTAATGTTAATGTGCCTAACTTTACATTGTATGCCCACAACACTGCTGCTTGGTATCCTGTACTAGCAGGATCTAATCCTGCAATCAAACTTACATGTGGAGGTATGTCTCCTAATTTACGTGATCTATCTAAACAAGAATCTACTGCCTCTGGTGTAAATAATTGCATACCGTCTGGAATAGCTTTGTTTAGATATACCATTTCAAATATGTTTCTACCGCTTGTTGTCTCTGCTGCATGTAACTGTGATAACAACCATTTATGAGTACGCTTTGCAGGCCATAACATGTGCTTACTATGATCTGCGTCTGGATCCTCTAGCGGTACTTCTAAGTCATGCGCACGTTCTACAATAGATTGCCATTCCTGGTTATCAAGAATATGCGAATACAAATCATCTGGGTGCTGACGTGATCCAATTACGACCATGCCTGTGTGTTCCTCTTTTCTTGATTGAAGTGTTGTAGTCCACCAGTTTCTCGTATTCTCTCTAGCACTAGGTTGCACTGTTGTTGAGTGATCCTCAATGTCGTCTGCGATAATGAGGTCAGCGTCTCTGGAGAGAATCTTACCTCCTTTTCCAACTGCGACCAGAGTTGGAGACTTAATACCTGTAACTGTTCTAGTTGCAACAGTAAACTGACTACTTGACCAACTTTTTCCGCTTCTATTCTCTGGTTTAAAATTTCGTCCTGGTCCACAAAAATCCTCTATTAACTTCTCATTACCTTCTAAGTGATCAAGCACGGAACTTACTGCGTTCTTAGCTATGTCCTCGTTTCCACCAACCCACATAACTCTTATGTTCGGATTCCTACAAATCACATAAACACAGAAGTGTGTTAATAAGTCTGTCTTACCATGTCGTGGCGGACTTAATACCATAAGTCTACCACCAGTTTCTATTGATTCAAGTATGGCTTTAATCCATTCTTGCTGAAAATCTGGTGTATCGTACGGCTCACCACGTTCTGTCAAAAAATATGTATCACGAAAATTAATAAAGTCATCTACCGATACTTTTGTATCTACACGCTCAAACTGCTGTTGTTTACGTTCTAACTCCAGGTCCTTATAGTACGCAGCTAACGATCGTGATATGTTTGCACGTGATGTAGACACTGCGTCTGCCACCTGCTGTTGCGTCATCTCACCAGATATAATTTTATCAAAGTATCCATACTCTTTACATACTGCATAGTATTTACCTCTACGCTCTGTAACAGCACCGTCAATACTTTTCTCTTGTTGAAACTCTGTAGTCTTTTTATTTGCTCTTGTAGCTCTGCGTCTTATGCGGTTGGAACACCGATCGCTGCAATATTTTTTTCTACCTTCGGGCAAAACGCTTGTGCAATCTGTCGCCACACAAATTACTTGCTTTGGTTTAGTCATCTGCTATAGTGTACCATACATAGTCGTAAAAAAAATTTTTTTATAAGCAAGATCTGTTGCTAGTTTTTAAGAAAAACAGGTCTGATAATGAGTCGGTAAAGCAAGCGGACTAACTAGACCGTGATAACTAGGGTTAGATCCTATTATTCCGAATATTTAATTAAAAGATTTCTAATAAAAACAGTATCAATGACCAGGTGCGAGGACCTACAGAGGCTAAGGAAAAGGGTTGCATGACCTGCCCATACGTGATTGGCAAAACAACTGCCTGGCTTGTTACTGTTGCTGATAAACTTTGATCTGGTTGGGCGGGATCGGCACAGGGATCGCTCTATCTACACACCACACTCCCGACAATAAAGTAGAACATTTGTTCTATTTATTGCTTATAACGTGTACAGATCTGTGTTACACTGTACACGGGGGTAAAGTAGTTTTGATAGTTAGTTTTCCCTTATAAAATTGATACATTTACGGCTCGTTTCAATACAAACTAACTAAACGCGGGTGCAACTCCCGCTACCTCCACTACTAAAAACACCAGTTACCACCTATATTTTTGGGCCTTCATACTTAATTAACGCGGTGCCTGGTTTAGGTAGGGCGGTCAAACGGACGCACTAACGCCCGCGCGGTCATACGTCTACGTTCTGCGGTTTTGTGTGTGTGTTCTGGGCGCTAGTGTGCGCTGTATGGTGTCCCGTACTGCAATGCGTGGACCGAATTGAATAACCTCCAGGCTATCCCGTCATTTGGATCTCATGGAGTAACTGAAGGGCGCTAGATGATACCGAAGCTGTGGATCTCAAAGCCTATATATAAAGAGGAATCCCGCTCAACGTGTTGGCGGTGTTAAGCGGGATCCGTACGCAACTACTAGAGGGCGCTAGTAGTTTATTAAGGTAATATTAACTTCGTTACTACATGTCATAAAGAAATCTTGCAACGTTCCTGGAAGCGTAATATCTACGTAATTAAATAACCATTCTTTAATTAAATCACGGTCCTGGATACTTACATAAACATTGAGCCAATCTCTAAACCATTCCTGGTATTGATAATATATATTATATATCCAGACTTGATCTTGTTGCGTGTTGTCTAACTCGTGTTTAATCACAAGCCTGGAAGCAGGCCCGCCACCGCTTAACTCTATAATTGCCCATTGGTCATTAATATATAATGATTCTGGATCGTGTCCGCCTAGTCTTGCGCCATAAGATAAAAAGCCTCCGTCATGTAAGTCCATATACGTAACTGGTCCGCCCTCTACTGCGTAGCATATTGGTAACGCCTCGCCATTTTCTTTTTGTAGCTTGTCAGCTTCCGCCATTGATTCGCCAACATGATCCAAAAAATAGTTATAAGACTTTTGCGCCTCTGCTTTATACTTTGGATCGTCTGTTTGATAATTTATTTGCATGTCTGCACCTCCTTTTATATTTATACCATAGATTCGTAATTAATACAAATATAAAAATATTTACAGCTGTGAAGCTATCTAGCGCCCGCAAGTCTATTAACTGGATCTTTGACAAACTTTAAATAATGTTTTATTGTTATCTAGTAAGACAAAAGAGAGGTGAGCAAATGAGATTCATTGGATCCGTTGAGCTAGTAATAGACGAGAATGATTTGAATGGTGATTTTCTTGCGAGTCATGATATTAATGACGATAGAGAAATTACGCCCGATCAATTAAGACAAATGTTAGAGAGTGAAATTACTTCCTGGCTTTGTGGTATAGATGTAGACGCAACCGCAAGTTTACATAGAGTGAACGAGGATAATAAAGCGCTTGAAGTAGCATTTAATTTATTAGATGACGAACAAAAAGCGCGTTGGAATTATTTTATGGAGTTGCCTGGTTACGATTATCGCAAGATTAATTTTAAATCATACGAAGTAGCATTAAACGATTGGAGGGCTAATAATGAAGTGCAATGATGAGATCCATTACAGCATGAAGGAGATAAGACCTAGAGCTAAAGAGGAGAAGGGTATATTTAGTAGTCATGCTAGATATATTGAGGAAGGTGAACAAGTCTGGAGGTATTACGTACGTGTAAACAAACCTAACGCGGACCTTCATAAAAGAGTATGTAATGTATGCGGATATACTGAATACCAGTACGTAAAGCAAATGATAAAGAACAACTGGTTTACGTATGATATATTAGGTGCGCTATCTGATATACAACAAACGATACACGGTACTGGACTACATAAAAAACAAGTAGAACATGATGACGTATCCATAACGTATAAGTTTTACATACCTAGAGATTTAAGAATAGAACAACTTAATAGACGAGAGACAATAAAGAAGGAGGTGAAACATGCTTAGTTTATGGTGCATAAGTAAAAGAGACTTTAACGCTTTTTTAGAGGACCAAAACTACATGGGAAGCAGTTACGGTAATCAAATAGTAAACAAAACTATTTGTAGCTGTGATAAATCATACCAGGAGAATAGATACTTTGGACTACGTAACGATTACGATACGTCTAAAGAGTATCAATTCAAATTAAGTAAACTATGTTGCGGTAAGTTAATTAGTTGGCTTAGTCAAGCAGACGGTTACTGGTTTGTTTATAAAGCAACATGTAAAAAAGACCTATTTGATCTTATGCAAGAAATAAGAGACAAGAAGGCAGATACCGAGACCGAATTGGACGGATATACAATTCCTAAAGATTGGGCCAGAAGGTTACAAGATACACAATAAAAGATCTAGCGCCTGGTAACACGGGCGCTAGTTACAAATGGAGGTGAAGTTAATGTTTAGTTTGAATGACTACACATACGATTCAATAAATACGAATCAATTTAATATATCAATACAACGCAATAAGATAACTGGATCTTATATATTAAGCGATCAAGATAGCGATTTGAAGTGTACCTATATAGGACATAACAAAGCGAACGCACTAAAAGACTTTAGACAGTTGATTAGAGAACATAGATTGGAGATGAAGTAATGCCCGAAGTAATTTGCAATGAGGAAGGTAAAGAATACAACTTTAAATTTGTAGTTACAGGTACTTTTATTGGTGATAAAGGTGAAACTATTAGTAAAGAACGCATACTACAAGTTTATAGATTAACTGATAAGAACGAAGCATGGAGATTGCTTAGTAAGGCAGATTTTGAATTGGAGGTAATGTAATGCCTGGATTATTAAACCCTAGTGATGAAACAGAACACTTAGATTACGCATGTGATCAAATGTTTGGACATACAGATTGGGAGTACGTAGATAGCAAGATACTACGCAGACATGATGATGAAAACTATACAGTAGTTTTATTTCACCATGAGGATACAAGAGAGGAGGAGGAATAATGGCGCATTCATGGGAGTACATGGCCAATTTAACGCACAAAAAACAAGTAGATGAATTTAATTTTTGTCTATGCGAGGAACAAGAGGAATTTCCTTACGAGGATTGCCCTAGAAAAATGGAGGTGAGATAATGGATAACCCATTAGATCTTTTAGAAGGTAATATAACAGACGGTTACGTATGTGTAACTATGACTAACAAAGAGTTAGAGGTAATGAATAACATGGTAAACGCATACAAAAAAAATAAACGTGAAACACTAAATAACATATTAGTACGCATACCATACAGTACATTTGAACAACCAGGTGGTTACATAGATCAAACTAAGTATGGTACAACGTATGAATTTGGTAGTGTAATATTTGAAGCAACGGATTCGTACGGTATAACTAAGTACGTATTTGATAGCGAGAATATACAAGTTATAAACGTAAATTCCTGGACCAATTTAAACAAAGGTAAAATGCTAGAGTTTAAGATTCCATTTGCGAGTATAACTATGCCTAAGAATCACCCGATACGCAAGAGTGAAGTTGTGTACATGATGATAAAAGTTACAGGTGAGGTAGATACATCTAAAACTTTTGACATGCAACAATTTATATACACTAACGGTGTTAATTTAGGTGAACATAGTAGTGTAAAGTTGCCGAATTACAGATTAGCTGACGGTATGACAATAGATAAAGTAGAACGATTACCTAAAGCTAGAGTGTATGGACGTAGCATGATTCTATTTGGCGCAACAAGTAACGCCCATGATAGTACGGTAACTGATCCTTTACATGTACGGTTAGCTGATGACGGAAATTATCCTAATACTGATAGTTTATGGACCGCATACCAGAATTGGAAGGTGAATAGAAATTGGAAACCATGCGAGGAATATTTACGTATTGATAGCGCACGCATGACCGATTATATGAAGTTACATACGATAGCTAAAGGTAATAGTGGACCAGGATTAGTTACATTACTAACTCAATTTAATAGTGGTGGTAGTGATTATCATGCCTTCACGTTAGATAAAGAACATTACAAATATGTTTACAAAGGTAGAGAAGGTTATAAGGTAAGAGATTTTATTACTATGGCCGTACCAGTAAGGAGTATTGATTAATGGAGTTAGCAATAGCAATTTTGATTGGTGTGTTAGGTGGATATTATATCGGCCTAACAACCGCACAAAAGATCCTGGAAAAAGAATTAATTAATAATAGATTAATGTACAAGCAACAACTAGAGGATAGAGACGCACGTTTATCTATGGTTAAGTTGTTAGTAAAAATGGAGGAGGAATAATGGTTTGGGAATTAATTAAATTAAATGAAACTGAAGGAGAAGTGGATATAATTACCCACTTAGATAATCATTGTATCTTTTGTGATACTAAATTTAGCGATACTATGCACACAAACAACATGCAGAAGGTAGTTGATACAAACAATAATGAAGTAAAAGATGTTGTTAGATGTGATAGTTGTTTAAATTATGTACATAAAAATAATAGTTGTAGTAAAACGTATGATGAAACTACAAAGTTTTATTCATTACCGCAATACAATTTTCCTAAAGCAATATTGTGTAATGGTTGTGAACAAGACGATCAAGTGTTATATCCAAACGGTAAAGCACTGTACGAATTAGAGGAGGAATAATGCCTGGTATAGAAGTAGAAGTAATAGAACCTAGAGAACCTAGTGTTGAGTTTATAAGAGATATGATCCAGGACGCAGACGATAAGTTTACTGAATGGACCAAGACTAAACCTACAGTAGAGGAGAAGTACATTTGGATAAGACAACAGTTAATAGATCTTATTCTAGTAAATAAAATGCTAAAGAAAAAAGAGGAGGATAATTAATCTAACAACGCATACACGTTAGATCTAGCGCTCGTTTTTACGGGCGCTAGTTGTTTTTATACGTGTATTCCAACGATTAGATCTTATGATTTGCTTCCTGGAATCATCACTCTCGCATGGTAAACCGTCTATGTGGTACTTATATTTTTCGTTACATACCAGGCATGGCTCATGTCTATTAAAATCATACTCGACACGGGCCATAAGACTAGCTATGTTTAGTGCTGTTTGGCGACCGATCTTATCTATATCGTTATGGGAGTTGCTTCCAGAATGGATCGTCATAAAACTCATTACCTCTTTTACCGTCTACTAGATCAACAAAGGTATCTAAATCTATAACAACGACAACGGATACCCCGTCTGGTTGTCTTACCTTCTTGTCTGTCTTTACTAATCGCTTCCAAACTAACGCTGTATATTTAGCTTTAGATTTCTTTATTGCTTTTGCTAACTCTCTTGTAACGTTTAATGATTGTCTAGCTTTACACTCTACAATAAACTCTACGTCATTAAGATAAAACCTTACGTCTCCTCTGTCGTTAGCACCACCTTCGGCTAAACGTTCACCGTTTAAAACCTTAGCTATTTGTGATTCAAGTTTTGTTCCCTGCTGTTTTTGTTTTGACATTTTTCTGTGCCGATTCTCCTAGTCCTTTTGCATAAGCAATCATATCTATACGATCTAACATTCCATAATCTAATGCTTTAACATTACGATAATTAAATGTGAACGCAAAGAAATCACTAAGAGTTAGGACTATATCAAAGTAGGCTTCTCCCTCACTTCCAATCCATTCTATACGTATACCACCATAGTATCCACCTAATGCAGATACAGGATCAATGTACATACCAGGATAGTTATCGTTCATACGTTTTTCTGTCCAGGTACCCGCCATTGATTCGGGAGGAAATAGGTCAAAGTCTTGCTTTGGTCCTAACTCTGTGATCTTAGTGTTTATTTGTATTAACTTACTCTTAGATTCCAGAAGCATATCATAAACTGCTATGCCTCCTTTGGTTTCTAAAAGATCCTTCATGCTAGTAAGTCTAGTTGTAATTTGTCGTCAAGTCTATTCAATAACTGTTCTTTTTTTTCTTGATCGTTTAACTTGTACATAGATATATTTTTATTTCTATGTGAATGAGATGACAACGCACATGCTTCACTAATAATATAGTCCTCACCTTTGTCTTGTCTTATCTCACTAATACGATTTCTTACAGACCAACCTAACTCAATTAACTCTGATGAACAGTGCCATTGGTTATCACTAAGTATCTGCAATACTTCATCTCTCATGCTCATTTTATCCTCCTACTTTGTACATTGTATACGTTACAGTTATCTCCTCTAATGGATCTAAGTCTTGCAATGTATACAAATATCTGTATCGTTGTATCTCTACAATCTTTGCGTTTGGTGTATCACTATGATTAATAAAACCACCGAGTGGTGTT